TGGTGTAGAGGAAAGATATTAGATGAAAAAGAATGGAAAGATATTGAAGAATACATTGGAAAAAAGATGGAAGATTGGGATCCAGATTTAGATTGGTTTGATGCATTTAAAGAAGTTGAATATGAAGATAAGGAATACATTAAAGAAATGATGGAGAATGGAGAAGATTTAGATTCACCTGCTAGAATATTTATATCAACTATACATGCATTCAAAGGTGGTGAGCAAGACAATGTAATACTTTGTTTAGATCAACCAAATAAAATTAAAAAAGCAGTACGTAAAAGTAANAGTAAAAGTGATGAAGAACATAGAGTTTGGTATGTAGGAATCACACGTGCTAGAAATAATTTATATAAATTAAAAGCTAAAAAGAAAGCCAATGCATACAAATTATAGAATTACACAACAGTGTAAACAGAACGGGGTAGCGACATTTCCTATGGGGTGGGTGGCAGCATCCTCCTTTAACGAGGGGAGTTGGTTCGGGTCGCGAGCCCCTATGTTTTTTAACCCGTTAAACCAACAACTGCCACAAATAACTTAAAGGAGAAAATATGAGTAATAAAGATATGTTTGATAAAGTGTTTCCACAAGATAAGCAGATAGGTGGGAGTCACTATAAAGATTTTCATATTCAACCATATGAATTTATTTCTAAAAACGATCTTTCTTTTTTTCAAGGAAACGTTATAAAGTATGTATGCCGTTATATGAATAAAAATGGTATACAAGATTTAGAGAAAGTAATTCATTATTGTGAATTAGAAATTAAAAAAATGCAAGATATGAAGAGGAAAAAATAATGCCAAAATGTTTTACATGTGGATCAGAATTAATTTGGCAAAATGATTATGATACAGAAGACGTAGAAGAATATAATATTGTCAGTATGTATGACTGTAAAAAATGTGATACATGGTACGAAGTTTATCACGATAAAAGGGAGAAGAAAAAATGTTAATGCCTACTACAGAATGGTCTATGCCAAAAGAGTTTCCTGATTTAAGATCAGCAGAAGAAATAGCAATCGATTTGGAAACAAGAGATCCAGAACTAAAGAAACTGGGTTCAGGGGCCATTAGAGGTAGTGGTGAAGTAGTAGGTATAGCTGTAGCTGTAGATGGTTATAAAGCATACTTTCCTATTGCACATGGTGAAGGTCCTAATATGGATCGTAAAAAAGTTTTAGATTGGTTTACAGATGTCTGTGAATCACCTGCTACAAAAATATTTCACAATGCAATGTATGATGTATGTTGGATACGTAATTTAGGTATTAAAATTAATGGTTTAATTATAGATACTATGATTGCAGCATCTATAATAGATGAAAATAGATTTCAATATTCATTAAACTCTTTGTCTTGGGTTTATTTAAATCAAGGTAAGAATGAAGCTTTACTAAACAAAGCAGCTAAAGAAAGAGGATTAGATCCTAAAGCTGATATGTGGAAATTACCTGCTATGGAAGTTGGAGCATATGCAGAAAAAGATGCTGAACTAACTTTACTATTATGGCATCACTTAAAAAGAATTATTATTGAAGATGATCTACAAGATATATTTAATCTTGAGACTGATCTCTTTCCTTGTTTAGTCGATATGCGCCACCTAGGTGTTCGGGTAGATATAGAGAAAGCTGATCAATTAAAAACAGCAATGGCAATAAAAGAAAAAAACCTATTACAACAAATAAAAATAGAAACAGGAATAGACACTCAGATATGGGCAGCCAGATCGATTGCACAAGTTTTTGAAAAACTGAAGCTACCTTATAGCCGTACTGAAAAGACTGACTCTCCTTCATTTACTAAAAATTTTATTTCTTCTCATGAACATCCTGTAGTTCGTATGATAGCAGAAGCTAGAAAAATAAACAAGGTCAGTACAACTTTTATTGATACTATTTTAAATCATTCACATTTAGGCAGAATACATGCAGATATAAATCAAATTAGATCTGATGATGGCGGTACAGTTACAGGAAGATTTTCATATGCAAATCCTAATCTACAACAGATTCCNGCACGTGATCCAGATACGGGCCCATTAATAAGAAGTTTATTTGTACCTGAAGAAGGTTGTACATGGGGTACGTTTGACTACTCACAACAAGAACCAAGACTTGTTGCACACTATGCATTGAGATTTGGTTTGGATTCAGCGACNCCAATATCAGAAGCTTATCAAGAAGATCCTAAAACAGACTTTCATCAAATCGTAGCTGACATGGCAGAGATAGATAGAAAAGAAGCTAAGACAATTAACTTAGGTTTATTTTATGGAATGGGTAAAGCAAAACTTCAAAACGAATTAAATGTTTCAAAAGATAAAGCAGATGAATTATTTAATACTTATCATGGTAGAGTTCCATTTGTAAAACAACTAATGAATCAAGTTATGTCTGCTGCACAATCAAAAGGACAAATAAAAACTTTACTTGGTAGACGTTGTAGATTTCCTAAGTATGAACCAATACTTAGAGGTTCAGATTGGGGTACATTTGTTCCTGCAGAAGATCATGACACTATGTTAGAATTACAAGAGATGGGTCCACATTTAAAAGACAGAGATGGAAACATTTTAAAAGATACAAAAGGTAATCCTAAAAAAAATTACTGGCACAATAATTCAACACGTAGAGCCTTTACATACAAAGCATTAAATAAATTAATTCAAGGTAGTGCAGCTGATATGACAAAGAAAGCTATGGTTGATTTATATAAAGAAGGTTTAATAGGTCATATACAAATACATGATGAATTAGATTTTTCTATTGAATCAGAGAGTCAAGCTAAAAAAATAAAAGACATAATGGAAAATGCAGTTGACTTGAAAGTACCTAATAAAGTAGATTATGAATCTGGCCCTAATTGGGGTGAAATAAAATAATGTACTATGTCTTATTTAAATGCTAATATACCGCCGATTTATTGTAAAATAAGGAAGGAATATCTTTATGATCTTAAAAAAAATAAAGGACAGTCTAGTGACTGTGTTATCTTTGGGCTTAGCTCTATTTCAGGTCGTGCTATCTTATTTCATTGCATGCTACCAAATGGTGCTGTCTTTTATAGACTACCTATTTCAGCCTTCTTTCAAAAAGAGTTTGAAAGACAAGACGTGCCTGATATGCGAGTGGATCAACTCCAACTGTGGAACTGCTTTAGTTATTATCCTAGTATCCATTGTTTTGATTGGTTGGCTGGTATAGACGGTAAATTTATTGGTAAAGATAAGAAATTTTATCCAGGTCAATATCTTTTTACAGTTGACTGGGCGCATCCAGAGACTAATATACTAAATACGGAACATTCTGAAATTCCGCAAGAGCACAAGTGTGCACACATAATGGCATTGGAAAATGGTAATTATGCAGCGCAGCCAAACAACAGAATCATTTGGCATGTGAACAGTTATACAACCGATAATGATTGGCCGGACTATAGCGTACAAACTACGTACTGGGACTGTGAAGGATCGGATTGGGTAACAGAAGATTCTGATAAAATGTTTTATGATATTGAGGAGAAAAAATGATTTGTATAAATTGTGAACATGATTGTCATTGTGGTGACATATGTCAAGTTGGTAATGGTTGTGGTTGTTCTACTTGTGAACATGATAAAAAAATAAACAAAAAGTGGTGGCAATTTTGGAAGTAATTTATGGAGATAGCCAGGATGAATTATTATGCTACAGGTTTATTGATTGTGATGCTAGTTATTCTAGCTTTCTGTGGAGGTCCTAATGTCCAATAAACCACTTAACATCGGAGAAGAGGCAAAAGTGCAGATGCCTATGAAGACGGTTGCTAGCCTGATCGTGCTCGTCGCAATGGGCGTGCTCGGCTATACAGAACTTACTTCGAGATTAGTATCGTTAGAAACATCGCGTGAGTTGTTTGAAAATGATTTGTTGAAGAAAAGTCAACAAGTGCCCGTGGACCAGGAGCAACATTTTTTATTGGAAGATCTTTATAAAACTGTAGAGAAGCTACAATCTACTCAAGAAATGAATATGACTAATAAAGTCAACATAGAATTTTTAAAATCACAATTAGAAAAAGCTTTAAGTGATATTGAAGAATTAAAAGATAAGGTAAGAGCAAATGGAAACGGTCATTAGCACAGTAGTTGCACTTTGTATGTTTGTAGCAGGAGAATTAAAGGAACATCGAATCCAACCTGCAATGAGTGACTGTCTCAAGGGAAAGCGGGTTGCGGAACGTACAGCAGGTGATAATATAAATTATAAATGCGGAAAAGTGAAAGTTGAACTTGAAGAAAATATCGACGGATCAAAAGCAATTAAAAAAATTATAGAGTAATGAAAATATCGATTATCGGTAGAGGCAATGCCGGATGTATATCCGCAATGTTTTTTTCACATCACAGAAATATTGTAAACACAAAAGTTGAAATAGAATTATTATATGATTCTAAAATACCACCTGTACCAACAGGTCAAGGTACAACTTTAGATTTTCCAGAACTTTTATTTAAAAGTTTCGATTCAGGTTATATTAATAAATTTCCTACAACTATGAAAACAGGTATAATGTATGAAAACTTTGGATCTAAACAAAATAAAATATTTCATCATTTTCCTGTGGGTCTATACTCTCTTCACTTTGAACCTAAACAATTTCAAGATTTTGTTTGTAGTAATTTAAAAGTTAATTTTAAAGAAGTAGATGAAAACATACAAGACTACAATCAAATTGATTCAGATTATATTATAGATTGTAGAGGTACTCCAAAAAATTTTACTGAATATGATAATTTAACNAATCCGTTTAATTGTGCTTTGTTAGGTTTTTTACCTAAAAAAGAAAACGACGTAAAATATACCAGATCAATAGCACATAAAAATGGTTGGTGTTTTTATATACCTTTACCAGATAAAACATCACTTGGATATGTTTTTAATAATAATATAACATCTGTTGAAGATGCAAAAAAAGATTTTGCAGAATCTTTTGGAGTAGAAAAAGTTAATAGAGTTTTTCCTTTTTCTCAATATGTTGCTAAAGAACCTATTATAGATAATAGAATTTTTTTAAATGGAAATAGATTATTTTTTNTAGAACCATTAGAAGCTACAGCTATGGGAACTTATATCGTTTCTAATAAATCTTATTTTGACTTTATGTTTAATAATAAAGATAAAAGAGACGTTCATTCAGAAATAAAAGACTACATTACTAATATACAAGATTTTATTTTATGGCACTATTCAACGGGTTCTATATATGATACAGTTTTTTGGAAACATGCAAAAGATGTATGGAATAAACATGATAAAGTGAACATTGAAAAAATTATAAAAATAGTTAAAGGTATGTCTGAAGCAGATGTTGAAAAAAGTCGTAGTGATATTAAAATACCATATGCTCAATGGCAAGAATGGAATTTTGATAATTGGATAAAAGGAACAGTATAAAAAATGAATCTATCTCGTAATTTTACCCTTTTAGAATTAATTAAATCGGACACAGCTGTTCGTAAAGGAATCAATAATAATCCAAACGCAGGTCAAATAGAAAAACTAAAAGCACTTTGTGAAAATATTTTACAGCCAGTGCGGGACCATTTTGGTAGAGTAAAAGTCACTAGCGGGTTCCGTAGTGTAGAGCTGTGCCTTGCCATAGGATCGAGTCAGAACAGCCAACATGCAAAAGCTGAGGCGGCAGATTTCGAATGTGTTGGAGTTGACAATGCTGAAGTCGCTGATTGGATTAAACAGAACCTAGAAACAGATCAGCTGATTCTTGAGTTCTACACTCCAGGTGAACCTAACAGTGGATGGATACATTGTAGTTGGATTCCAGAAGGAAGACGTGAGCAGTTTATGCACGCGTATAAATCAGAAGGTAAAACAAAATACAAACCAATAATAGGAAAGGCGAAAGACTTAGTATGAGTGACTTAAAAAATTTTAATAAGTTATTAAGAAGTATAGATACAGTTAATGGCTACTGTGAATATTGCAGAGAAGAATCTATATTATTATCTATTGTAGATGATTATTATAAGTGTACAAACTGTGGTGAAGACACAAGACAATATAAAAATGGTAGTATAAGATACTTAAAACTAAGAGAAATAGACAAAGAAATAATTAAGAATGGCTAAGCAAAAATTTACCCACTTCATTCCTAGAGATAAGCCTAAGAAACGTCCTAGACGTCACAAGAAAAGCCTCAATAAATCAGAAAAAAGAGATTTTAAAGCTTATAATGGACAAGGTCGACCACAATAAGGGTTGACAAATTATTTTATTATCCTATATATTGTGTTTAATCAATGAAAGGACACAAGATGACGGATTTTACAAAATACAAAAACATTACCGTTGATAACAGTACTTATGACAACGTTACCAAATTACAGGGAGCGATTGTTCCGGATATGAAAATTTCCAGAAGTGAAGTTATTAGACAATTAGTAAAGAAAGAAGTTAAAAAACAAAACGGTAAATTAAATGATTCTAAGAGAAAATAATAAAACAGGAATGGATGTTTGGATAAATTCTTTTGGCGGTTGCGCCAGTAATTTTTTATCTCATAAATTAGAAAGTGTTGGTTTAAAAACTAGGACACCAGAATGGAGCGATATATACTGTCATTACCCATATCCAAAAAATTTAGGTATACCAATAGTTTACCTATACAGAGACATGAGACAATCTTTAATATCACAAGAGACAAGAGATTTTGCAGAGCTTAATTATAGAAAATTAACAACTACAAGTTTTGTAACAGAAGTAAACTTTCATCCTGTAAAATTATTAGGTTCAATGTTTAATCAATTTATGAA